CTGACGCTGCTGTCACTACAGCAAAAGTCGCTGACGCTGCTGTCACTACAGCAAAAGTCGCTGACGCTGCTGTCACTACAGCAAAAGTCGCTGACGCTGCTGTCACTACAGCAAAAGTCGCTGACGCTGCTGTCACTACAGCAAAAGTCGCTGACGCAAACATCACCGCGGCAAAACTTAGCGGTGCGCAATCTGGGTCTGCACCAATCTACGGTGCCCGCGCTTGGGTGAACTTCAACGGCACTGGCACTGTGGCTATTCGTGCTTCAGGAAACGTGTCTAGTATTACGGATAACGGGGTGGGCGACTACACGGTGAACTTCACTACTGCGATGCCAGATGCTAACTACTCAGCGGTAATCACTGCTGGATTCGGTTCAGGTTCAAGGGCTGCACTTCGGGCTACAAACATAAGTGATATGTTTGCAAGTTCAGTTCGGTACAACGTATCGTCATCTAACGGCGCAAATGATGACGTTATTTATCAAAACGTCTCAATCTTCCGCTAATTAGGATCACTATGACACAACAAATCATCTATCAAACAGACGAAGGCGGCGTGGCTGTCATCGTGCCAACACCAGAATCTATTGATACGTACGGTATCGAAGCCATCGCCCTCAAAGATGTACCTGCTGGTAAGCCCTTCAAAATCGTCGCCACCGCAGATGTACCAAGTGACCGCACTTTTCGTGCAGCTTGGGAAGTTAACCCTGCCACATTGACAGACGGCGTTGGTGCAGAGTCAAACGAATTTCAAGAGGTGTAAGCATGATCACGATCAACATCGAAAAAGCCAAAGTCATAGCGCATGACGTGCGCCGTGCAGCACGCGCCGAGGAATTTAAACCGCTGGATGAAGTAGTGATGAAGCAGATACCTGGCGCCGATGTGCGGGAGGTTGAAGCTGCGAGACAAGTGATTCGTGAAAAGTACGCAGAGATCCAGACACAAATAGACGCAGCAACAACAGCAGAAGACATAAAGTCCGCCCTGAATGTATGAGCCAACACGACTACGTCATCGAGAACCAGGACGGTGCCAGCTTTCGCGCTGACATCAACAATGCACTGGCGGCTGTCGTCAGCCTCAACAGCGGCCTGACTGAGCCAGCTGCACCGTTTGCCTACATGCTGTGGCAAGACACGAGTGCAGGCGTTCTGAAGCAGCGCAACGCAGCGAACAGCGCATGGGTGACACTGACCGACGCACTGGCGATCCGTCAGCTGACGACTGCAGCCGTCCAGGCCACCACGTCTGGCACGTCCAAAGACTTCACCAGTATCCCAAGCTGGGTGAAGCGCATCACCGTCATGTTCAACGGTGTCAGCACCAACGGCACAAACTCACCGATCATCCAGCTGGGCGATTCAGGTGGCATCGAGGCCACGGGCTACAGCGCCACAGCGTCTGATTCTGGTGGCCGACTTTCGGAAACCACCGGATTCCCTGTCGCCCGCGGTGTTGGCGCCGGCGACCAGATGACTGGCGTTCTGCAGCTGTCGCTGTTGGACGCGACAACAAATACCTGGGTGGCGATGGGCAACAGCACGCGCACCGGCAGCGCGAACACTTATTTCCTGAGTGGTTCGAAAGCGCTGTCGGCAACGCTAGACCGAATCCGCGTCACCACCATTGGTGGCACCGACACGTTCGACGCTGGATCTGTCAACATCCTGTACGAATAACATCACCGAAAGACACGGCATTCACATGGCGGTCAGTCAAAAACGCCGTGTAAAATGACATCAATTCCACACACAGCGACACCATGGAAACCCCGAACATTCATCACGACCTTGGACGCCACGATGCACAGATTGAAGCGCTGCAAGAGCAGGTGAAGCAGCTGCACATGGACATGCAGAAAATGAACGAAACGCTGTCGAAGATCAGCGCCACGTTGTCCGAGGCCAAAGGTGGATGGAAGACGCTGATGCTGGTGGGCGGCATTGCAGCCGCAGTCGGCGCGACATTCTCAAAGCTGGCCGCCTGGTTCCACCAGCTGAACTGATGTGGACCCATTCACCGCGCTGGCTGCATTGCGTGCCGCCTACAGCGGGATTCAATACTGCTGCGAGGCATTAAGCGAAGGGACCGTCCAGGTCCAAAAGATCAAGAAGGCAGCCGAGCAAGCGCAGCAGATCGTGAAGGATGTGCGTGGCATCTGGGGCATCATCAAAGGGCTGTTCGGAGCCGAGCCAGCGCCAGCAACGGCCGCACCGGTCGCTGCAGCGGCACCAGCCAAGCCAGGCAAAAAACCCAAGGACGAATACACCACGCACATCCCGACAGAGGATGAAGTCGTGCAGCAGTTTGTGCAGCACGTCGGCAATTTTTTCAGCCAGCACCGCACGCTGTCTGAGTATTGCGAACAGCGCTACGCCGAGGTCTACGCGATGGACCGGCCAGATCCGCGTGACATCTTGGAGCTGTCGCAGATCAAGAACGAGCTGGACGGCGCCTACATGAAACTAAGCGAAATGATGCGCGTGCGCGCGCCACGACAGCTTGGTCCTTTGTGGGAAAATTTCAACCTGATCTACGGCCAGGTTCAAGAGGAACAGCAGGCACGCAAAGAACGCGAACGCATCAAACGGAACAACGACGCATGGCTACAAGACCAAACCAAAATTTTTCTAATCGACCGACTGGTGGCAGTGGCGGTCGTGGCGGGTCTGACGATCTGGGCGTGGGCGCTGCTGTGGTCGTTAGGATGGCCAGGTCCGACACCGCCTGGTTTCGGGTCGTCGTGATCTTCTTGTCGCTGGCGCTGTGGATGGGTTTGCCGCTGGCGTTTCTTATCTGGAAAGACAACACGAAACGCCTGGCCAAGCAGGACGCAGTCATCGAGCAGCAAAACCGTAAAATATCCAAACTGGAACAAAAACTGAAAGACCCCGATGACACGAAGTGAACTGGAAATAATCATCAAGAAGCGCGCCGCCATCGTCATCACGACGTTCGCTGCGCTGCTGGCCATCAACACCATGATCGGCGGCAGCAACAGCGGACGCGTCCTGACCAACACCATCGCGGCGAACAACGTGTGGTCCTGGTATCAGGCAAAGAACGTGCGTTCGGTGGTCTACGCCACCACAGCCGACACGGCACCCACCAAGGCCATCGCATCCCATTACACAGCCGAAGCGCAGCGCATGAAGGCCGACATGGTTGAGCTGGAAGCCAAGGCCAAGCAGCTGGAAGCAGAGCGCGACGCAGCCAAGGCCCGTTCGGTGTTTTTCACATACGCAGGCAGCGCCCTGCAAATCGGAATCGTGCTGTCCACAGCAGCGATCTTGGCGGTCACCATGCCGCTGTTCTGGGCATCGGTGGGCGTCGGTTCACTGGGTGCCGTTCTTTTCGCCTTCGGGCAATTTGGAGTTTGACCCCATGAAGCAAATCATTGCAGCCATCAATTCGCGCACGTCGCAGTTCGCCATCGTGCCCTTGCTGATCTTGGGCTGGTTCATCTACACCGACCCGTCGCCCAACTTCGCTGACACCATCCTGCGCGTCCAGCTGTGGGCACAGGCCCTGCTGGTCACCGGCGTGGCATACGGCATCGGCAAGGCCATGCTGGGCAGCGCATCGAGCGAAGACCTGTACGAACAGTCGATCATGGGCAATTACGCGGCCGGCATCGCCTACCTTGGCGTCTGCCTGCTGCGCGGCATGGTGCTGTGCGGCTTGCTGTCGTTCTTTGCACAGGTGCAAAAGTGAAGCGCCTGGCGGCCATCCTGTGCGCATTCAGCATGGTGGCGGCTGCCAATGCCGCGCCAACGAAGCGCGCGCCACCACCGGACGTCAAGACCTACATTCCAGAACAGGCAGTGGAATACATGCCGACGCTGAAAGCGCAGGTCAAAGACGTCTGGCCGGCGTTTCAATTCCCCAACTACTTTGGCGCCCTGATCGAGCATGAAAGCTGCATCAGCCTGACGCATAGCAAGTGCTGGAACCCCAAGTCGCGCCTGAAATCAGACCGCGAAGAAGGCGCCGGCCTTGGCCAGCTGACCCGTGCGTTCAAGGCCGACGGGTCCACCCGATTCGACGCCCTGGAAGACGCCAAGCGCCTGGACGCCAAGGGCCTGAACGACCTGCGCTGGGACACCGTCTACAGCCGGCCGGATCTGCAGATGCGCGTGCTGATCCTGATGACACGCGCCAGCTGGAACCGCTTGGACAAACTGGTGCCAGATCCAGAGGGTAAATTGGCCATGACGGATGCAGCCTACAACGGCGGCCTGGGTGGCGTTCTGAACGAGCGCAGAGCCTGCGGACTGCGTGATGGATGCGACCCCAACAAGTGGTTCGGCCACGTCGAAAAAGTATGCCTGAAATCAACTAAACCGCTGTACGCCGGCCGAAGCGCTTGCGACATAAACCGACACCACGTGGAAGACGTCCTGCACACCAGGATGCCGAAATACAAAGGGAAGCTGTGATGGGCCGGCTGCTGTCGATCCTGACCGGCTTCATTCCACCATGGCTGCCACTGGCGGCCATTGCCGTGCTGACTGGCGCGCTGGGAATGCAGACGGTTCGACTATCCTGGGCCAAGACCGAGTTGGCCACCTACCGCATGGAAGTCGCAGAGAACACCGCCAAGGCCGAAGCAGCTGCACGCGCTACCGAACGTGCCTGGCAAAAACGAAATGAAAGGGTCGCACAAAATGCCATCGAAAAACAAACCGAGCTGGCCAAGCGCGCTGCTGATGCTGCCCTTGCTGCTGACAGCCTGCGCGACCAGATCGACCGACTTAATGCCCGTGCAGCCCCCGCAGATCCCGCTACCGCCGCCTTCGCTAATGAAGCCAGTGCCGCCAGAAAATTACTTGGACAGTGCGCAAAGGAATATCGAAGACTGGCGGAAAGAGCTGACGAGTACCGCAACCAAGTGACAGGGCTGCAGGACTACGCCAACGGCATCACCGGCGAGTGAAGATCCGGTCGCTGCGTTCTTTCAACCTGGCGCATTCGATGCACAGGCGAAGGTTCAAGGCGCGACGCGTTGGCGTGATGGGATCGTCGCAGCGTTCGCAGTTTTTAGGTGACGGGTTTGCAGTCGCGGCTTGCACAGCGGCGATGCGGTAATTCATTTCACGCATGATCATGTCATTGGCGACGTCGGCTTCATCCATCAGTCGATTGTAGGCAGTTTTCCAGCCACGCATTCCACTTGGCCATGGCGTCGCGTTTCTGTGCCATGTAGTCGGCGCGGTCATAGTGGCGCGTTCCAGTGTCACCCATGGCGTGCTGCTGGATCAGGTCGCGGGTGTAGCGGTCGACGCCGGCGTCATGCGTGCGCGACTTCCACGTGCGGCGCAGATCCCGCGGCTGGAAGTATTCGGCGTTAACCGTTTCACGCCAGCGCGCCAGCGCCTTGCAGATCCCCATGTCCAAAATAGGCATCAGCAGCCCAGTGGGACGCACCTGCAGAAGCAGGCGCAGCGTGGGTAGTGCGAGATCAGGCAACGGCACAACATGAGGCAGGCGCCCGCCCTTGGTCTTTTCTGCCGGCATGGTCCACGTGGCGCTTGCCAGGTCGACTTCGCTGGCGTCCATGCGTAGCGTTTCGCGCACCCGCTGGCCACAGCAGATCAGCAGCCGGATGGCCGCGGCCGTTTCCAGCGCGAACCCAGCACCCGACGTGGCGTGCCACAGCTGCGCAATTTCAGCAGCAGACAGCGCACGGTCGCGCGCCTTGGCCACACCGGTGTCCTTTGGCACTGCGGTCACTGGGTTGATCTTGATGCCCCAGTCTTGGCGACGGTCGGACCTGTAGTCGTGCGCGGCCTTCATGCCGTAGTTGAACGCGGCCGACATGTACGACCTGAACCGGTCGGCGTACACGGCAGCGCCGCGGCCGTACACCATGGCGAGGAATGCAGCCACATCGGCAGAATCGACATCGCCGGCCGGACGGTTCGGGCCGAGGAATTCAGCCACCTGGTTCAAGCTGTGGCGCACCTGCGCAGCGCTGGACTTGCCATCGGCCACCATCCGGTCGCAATAGGCATCGAACAGCCGCTGCACCGTCGGCCGTTCGGTCACGGCGACGACGACACGCGGGCTTTTTCCAGACGCCAACACGGCGCTGACCTGTTCACGAAACGCGTCACGCGCCTGCCCTGCCCCCATGTCTGGATAACGGCCCAGCGACTTCTTGCGCTGCTTGCCATCGACCCACCAACGGCCTACCCATTGCGCCGATGTCTGTTCCTTCAGCTTGCGAATGACCAGCACCAGGCTGCCGGTTCCATGGCTGCCGCCATCGTTCAAAATCGTTTCGTTATTGCAGCGCCGGATGGCTGCTTGGATCTGTCTGTCAGAGAGCATGGCGAAGTCCGTGGGGTAAGGTTTAGGGTAAGGTTTGCACCAACCGAAGAACATCAGCAGGTCTGGGCACTTAACCCGACACGGCGGAAAATTGCAACAGAAAACAGTGGCTTGACCAGTAGTGTCGTGATGTGCGATGATTTTGCGTGACTGGAAATTTTGTGACTTTTAATCAGTAGGTCGTGGGTTCGACCCCCACAGCGCTCACCAACTAAACCACTGAAATTACACAGAAAAAAATGGCCCCGCGAAGGGGCCAAATTTATTCGGGTTAGGTTTAGGGTTAGGTTCGCGCCATCCCAAGCGTTCTGGCGCTTTCCCATTCAGCGACTGCGTGCGCTGGGTACAGCACCCGCCCGCCGATCTTGGTGTAGCGTGGGCCTTCGCCGGTACTGCGCCAGTTCGCCAGTGTCCGAATGGTGATGGTCTGCTTGTAACGCGCAACCAGTTCGGATGGCGTCAGGTACTGCGTAGCCGGCATTTCGGTAACCCCCTTGTCAAAAGACATTTACGCCTCCCGCCGTCACATTGCTTACGTATTCAGGCTGACCGTGGCCATTGGACTGTTGGTCATTTTCCACAGATTGGTCTGATGAATTTAATGCAGCGATTGAAGACGGTGTGTCTACCGCTGGTGACTTACGACTTTCGTCGAATGCAGCGGCCGAAGCCTTCAGCTGTTCTTTAAAGTTATCGCCCAATACCTTGCGGATATTGGCTGGCGTGGCCATCCATGCTGCCTGCAACGCCGTCAAACCTTGTTCTGTGACATTCAACAGCAGACCACGGTGGTGTTCGATTGCTGGGTCCACCTGTTCGGCGCCGTCCACCCACTTGCGAAGCTGCTGGCCTTCTTTGGCGCCGATGTAACCTTCGCCACGGCCAAGCACCGACTGCAGTTCTGCTGGGCACTTCAGCACGTCCTGGCTGTAGCCCTGGTTGTGCATCATCAGGCTGACGGTGGCTTCATAGCTGAAGTTCTTTTCCTGGATTGGCTGAATGCCGAGCTTGATGGGGTTTTTCGGGTCCGTGAAGTCGACTTTTTCGCGTGCGCGGGTGCAGGCAATGATGTGCGCCGGCGACTGCAGCATATGCGTCATGAATCGTTTGTGCAGAGCCTTGGCACGTTTCCAGTCTGGGAAGCGCGTCTGGTTGGCGATCCATTCGCAGCCGCCTTCAGATTCCCATTCGTGCGTCACGCTGTCGATGACTATGACTTCGGCGCCAGCACGGCACGCGGCGTCGATGGCTTCGATGTATCGGTCGGGGCTGAACGGCGCGTAGAAGTCCAGTTTGTTGAATTGCGCCTTGCCAGGCAAGATGTCGGCATACAGCGAACCGCGTCGGTTTTCGGTGTCGATCAGCACCACCTTGCTGGCGTCTTTGCCGGCAAGGCCAAACGCCAACTGCAGCGCGGTGTAGGTTTTGCCGGAGCCGGATGGACCCGACAACTGGATCAAGAGGCGTGCGCCTTGGCGCTTTGCTGGGACGATTTCAAATGACATTTTGAGCTTTCAAAGTTAGGCCGGTTGGCCGTTTTTAGGACAGGGGAAATTTGTGGCGCCGGCTGCGATCACGAACCGGTCGGCGCCTTGGTGGCGGCGTTGCGGCATCTTTTCGAGCAGCTGGCGCGTGAGGTCGCGGGCTTGGTTCAACGTCACGTTCGGCGGTGGACAGATCAGGACGCCCAGGTAGGCATCCCAAACGCCGGCCACATAACCGAGCGCCGCCATCTGTTCGAGGGCGTCGCCCTTCATGCGTTGCAGCAACATATTGCCGTCGTAGAACTCAGCGTGCGCCGAGGTCGCGGACAGCATAGCCAAAGCCAGCACCAGGTACTTCATGCGGCGCCCTGCGCGTTGTCGTTTGCTGCCTTCAGCGCCCATGCCGGAACGCCCAGCGGCATCACGTCGGTGGTGTAACCTGGCCAGCGATCAGCCGCCGTGCAGTCGGCCAAGACGCGCAACAGCCGGCGATATTCGCGGCGGCCCATGTCCAGCATGGCTTCGTCCGCAAAGTAGAACGCGCAGGCATACGGCGCCGACTTTTCAAACGCTGCGAACACGAACGCATCAGGACGCTGGCCAGTGGCCTGTTCGATGCCGTCCACATACCAGGCAGCCTGCACCCAGTAGCGAAAATTCCACGCCGACTTGGCGAAGCCTTCAGCGCTGGCGTCTTCGGTCGACTTCAGGTCCACGATCAGCGGCAGGCCCAACCAGTCAGGGCGGCACTTGCACAGCAGGCCGGTTTCTTTGTCGGTCCAGTAGGCCGACAGTTCTGGCGTTCCGTTTGCAAACACTTTGCGCGCTGTCGGGTGTTCGCGCACTTGGCGGCTGATCGCCTGGCAGGTGGTGAAGTCGTCTGCGCTGATCAGATCCGCACCGGCCGCTTCGGCGTCAGCCACGAACTGTTCCCAGGTGGATTTCCCGTCCTTGGTGCGGCGGTCCACCTGCGGCGCGACCATGTGGCGCTTGGGGAATTCGTCGGGTTCCAGCACCGCGGTGTGAATGGCCGTGCCCAGCTTCATCGCCGGCGTCGGTTCTTTACGTTCGCGGTTCGGGTCGAGGTATTTGGCCCAGTAGTGCAGCGGCGAACGCGCAAGCACATCGAGGCCAGATTTAGAGATCCCAACGCCGCCGTGGTAGTCGTCGTTTGAAATCCCAGAATAGATGCCGGTTTTCATTTATTGCCAATCCTTTCAAAGTTCACGGAAGATCACCGTGGGTGCAGATTATTACCTGAAAAACAACCCAAAGATGCAGAACCGTGGATTATGATGCTATTCTGCAACAACTTTTAGCAATACTGAATCCAATGAAAAACAATGACTACTACTGGAAAGTCTGTGAAATCGCGGTCACCTGCCGCGTGAAACCCAATGACATCCTGAGAGAAGCAGGGATCAGCAACACCACGCTGCACCGCTGGAAGACTGGCGCCGCACAGCCAACAACCCGCACCTGGGAACGCGTCATCGAGGCAGCACAACGACTGAAGACCCGCCCATGAAATTCATCACATCACTGGCGTCTGCCATCATCTTCGCGCTGCTGGTCGACACCTGGGCGCGCGTCGTCTGGTTCGGCTTCACGATGTGGGGGCCGCTGTGAGCCTGCGCCCATATCAGCACGAAGCCATTGAGCAGCTGCGCAACGCCTACCGCGAGGGTTACCGCGCACCCATCCTTTGCGCGCCCACCGGCAGCGGCAAGACACACACGGCCGCCACCATCATCCGGTCGGCGGTCAACCGCGGCCACACCGTCTGGTTCATGGCGCACTTGCGCGAGATCCTGACGGCCACCAGCGCCAAGCTGACCACCGAAGGCATCCCGCACAGCTTCATCATGGCGAACCGGCAGTGCGACCCGTTCAGCCAGGTGCAGGTGGTGAGCGTACAAACGGCCGCGCGCCGCCTTGGCATGCACCGCAAGCCGCACCTGATCGTCATCGACGAAGCCCACCTGGCCGTGGCCAGCACTTACCGCCAAGTGATCGAAGACTGCGGCAACCCGCTGCTGCTGCACCTGACAGCGACACCGGCGCGCCTGGACGGCCGCGGCATGCGCGAGGTGGCCGACACCATCGTGCAGACGTGCGGCACGCAAGACCTGATCGACATGGGCATGCTGGTGCCCATTCGCTACTTCGCGCCCAGCACGCCCGATCTGACAGGCGTGGCCACCATCGCTGGCGACTATGCGCAAGGCCAGCTTGCCACGGCGATGAACAAACCCAAGATCACCGGCAATGCGGTGGACCACTACCGCAAGCTGGCGCACGGCCGGCCGACGGTGGTGTTCTGCACATCGGTCAAGCACGCCGAAGACACCGCGGCCATGTTCAACGGCGCCGGCTATCGAGCCGTGGCCATCAGCGGCAGCAGCGACCAGACAGACCGCGACGCCGCCCTGGTGGACCTGGCAGCCGGACGCATCGACGTGGTGGTGAACTGCCAGCTGTGGGTGGCTGGCGTGGACTGCCCAGCCGTGAGCTGCATCATCCTGCTGGCGCCCACCAAGTCCGTGACCAAGTACCTGCAGAGCGTCGGCCGCGGCCTGCGCCTTCACGCAGGAAAGACAGACTGCATCGTGCTGGACCATGCCGGCAATGCGCTGCAGCACGGACTACCAACAGAGCCACGCGAGTGGTCGCTGGACGGCGTCAAACGCAACAAACGCAACGCAGACGCCGTCGAGGCGGTGAAGCAATGCGAACGCTGTTACTTCGTGTTCAAGCCACAGGCCGAGTGCCCAAACTGCGGCCATGTCCACGTTGCCAAGCTCAAGGTGGTCGCACAGACCGACGGTGAGCTGGCAGAGATCACGGCCATCAAGCGCGAGAAACGCCAAGAGGTCGGCAAGGCACGCAGCATCGAGGATCTGAAGCGCATCGCAGAGGAACGCGGCTACAAATCAGCCTGGGTCTGGCAGCAGCTTCGCATCAAAGCGTCAAGGATGCTGAACCGATGACCTGCTACCCCAAGTGCAACCACATGCGCGTGCTGATGCACGACGGCCACGAAACCTGCACTTGGTCAAACGACTGGCGCGAGGAATGCGAAGCCAGTGCAGTTCTGGCCATGCCACTGGTGCAGCGCAGGCGGTATCTGTGGGGCTACAACAACACCTACACAGGCAAATGGGTCAAAGGCATCAAAGAAATGCGCGGCGAAGCTGAACTGGCCAAATTGCAAAATAGAATTACAGCCCTGTGGAACGCACGACAGCTTGGAAAAGGGGAACGCCCAGCCGGCGGTGGCGCGTAACACCGGCTGCTGGTGACGGCGAAACTCCTTTCGCGTCGTGCGCCAGCTGACACCACGGAAAGACGTGGGCCATCACTGCTGTGGTTTGCTGCTGGGGGTTCCTGGTGGAGATCACAGACCACAGCCGTGTTGGTGAAAGCTGTCAAAGGAAAGTCGCTAGGCACACAGCCTAGAGGTGACGCACAGGACAAGTAACCGGCATGACACCACGGAAAGACGTGGATTTTTATTCAATCAATCGAGGACCATTACATGGCAATCACGAAAAAATACGACATCGCAGTCAAAACCGGCAGCTACCAAGACAACCAGGGCCAGACAAAAAACCGCTACATGAACATCGGCGCGGTCATGCAAGGCGACAACGGCCCGTTCATTCTGCTGGACCCCATGGTGAACTTGGCCGCAGCGCCACGCGAACCAGGCAAGGACCGCGTGATCTGTTCGTTGTTCGAACCACGCCAAGACGGACAGCAAGCGCCAGCCGCAGCGCCTGCACAGCGCCAGGCACAGCGCCCAGCGCCGCAGCCGCAGATGGACGATTCTGACGTGCCGTTCTGACCATGACGCAGGACATCGACACAACACTGGCAGAGCGTGGCGCACGATATGGCAAGTTCAAAGACCATGCTGCAATTGCCCAGGAACTAAAGCGGGCGCTGTACCGCCACATGGAGCAGGTGAGCAAAGTCGAGCCTGACGCTGACCAGCTGGAAGCCTTGGAAATGATCTGCCACAAGCTGGCCAGAATCGTGAACGGCGACCCAGACTACGCAGACAGCTGGGTGGACATTGCCGGATACGCAAAACTGGTGGCAGATCGACTGGAAGGCGTGGAGCGTTGAGCGAAGCCGCCATCCAGCAGCAGATCCGGCTTGCGTTATCGCAGGCCGGTTCTGTCATGCACCGCAATAACTGCGGCGCCTACAAGGACCCAAAGACCGGCCGGTTCATCCAGTACGGCGTGGGCAACCCAGGCGGCAGCGATCTGATCGGCTGGACGCCCATGGTCATCACACCCGACATGGTGGGCCGCAAGGTGGCCGTGTTCACCGCCTGCGAAGTCAAAACGGCCAACGGCCGACCAACAGAACACCAGGTCAACTTCATCGCGCAAGTATTGAAAGCCGGTGGAATGGCAGGAATTGCACGATCACCTGGCGAAGCTGTTGCGATTACGCAACAACTACGGGTTAATACTGATTAGAAACCCAAATTCTTTGGCATAATACGGTCCATGGGCAGCACGGTGCAGCCCAACAACGAGAGGACCGAAACATGATCAACACCACCACGCGCAAATACCCACGCACATTGCAGGAAGCCTACCCAAACACCGTTTCAGCTGTTGAAGCCCGTCAGCGCTGGGAGTGGATGGAAGGCCACCGATCAGACCGCGCTGCGCAGTCTGAATACTGGGTCCACATGACGCTGGCATTCGCTGCCGGTTTCTTGGTCCACCTGATCTGGGGCTGATCATGTCGGAGATAAACGACACCGGCCTGCGCGCTGAAATCGACACCATCGTGGCCAGGCTGCTGCAACGCGAAACCAGCCACATGATCAACAAACAACACCTGGCGCGCATGCTGAAAGACGCAGCCTGCGCTGGCATGCTGTCAGGCTTCACTGCCGGCACCAAGGCAGAGCGCAAGCGTCACGAAGGCGGTGCGGCATGACGTGGCCGTTCCCAGCGCAACCAATCCCAGCTGGTGGCAAGCCACCACGGTTCAATCCAAACAACTTTGACGACGCACCACTATGACCAACGCATTCGACATTAAAAACCCGATCTTCAAGATCGACACCAAGGGTATGGACCGTGACGCCATCAACGCACGCAGGCAGTCTGGCGTGGTCAACAAGAAACGCAAAGACGGCGTGCAAATGTCCATGGTGGACGACCGCAGCCTGGCACCCAAGGCGTTCTACTACTTCAGCAAGGCGGGGGCGAAATGACCCAACGCGAAAACTCAATCGCCGGCATCTGGCTGGTGTTCGCGTTCTGCGCTGGCATCTTCGTCGGCGTGTTCATGGCCACCATTGCGAGGGGCTGTTTATGACCCGCAAGCGCAGCAAGTACCGACCACGCGGCGTGATCATGGACACCATGGCGCACGTCAGCGTCGGCCTGAAGCCACTGGCAGAGATCGACGACGCGCTGGTGATCCTGCGCATCCGAAACCATGACGCGCTGGCATCCATCGCCCAAGGCAAAGGCACACGCGGCGACATCGACACCGTGGTGGCCGCCCTGAACATGGCCGAAGCGCTGACCATGCAAAACGTGGGCGAAGCCTACCGAGCGCAGATCCGCGAAAGCCAGGATGCGCTGAAGACAATGGCCGCACGCGGTGTCGAGCTTGGCGACAAGTTCATCTGCAACGGACCAGAGCTGACAGCGATCAACTGGGGCATGGAGATCCACGACGCACAGCTGGAAGCCGTGAACGTCAAACAACTGGAAACCGCCATCAAGAAGGTGGCCAACATCGTGAAATCTGGGGGAGCTAGGAAGATATGAGCAACGGCGGCAAAGGATCAGCACCACGCCCACTGAGCGTGGACAGCGACACATTCGCAGACAACTGGGCGGCGACGTTTGGCGGCGCACCAGTGGAGCCTGACGAGGACGACGACGACGAGATCTGCAGCGGTTGCAGCGGTTCCGGCGAAGGCATGTACGACGGGTCGAGCTGCTACAAGTGCCACGGCAGCGGTGTCGAGCCTGTCGAGAAAGACGACGATGTATGAAGACCATCATCGCGGCTGGTGTGGCGTGGCCGAAAGACCCACCAAAGCCCAAGCGCAAACGCATCCGACGACCACGTCCCGTCACATACGCCAAAGTGCAACCAATCACCGAGGTGGATTACTTGCGCGAAGCGCGCGAACAGATCGCGGAAATGAAACGAAAGAGAGCTGGGAAATGACGACCCAATTAGACAGCACCGGCGCAGCAGCCGTGGACCACAACTACTTTTGGCAGCCAATCGATACATGCCCACGCGGCGTCAAGGTTCAGCTGCTGGGTCGTGGTGGCGTGGCGCTGTACGGCCAGTTCAATGGCAAAGAGACTTTTTATACGCACTGGGCGCCACTGCCCAAGCTGCGCAAGGGGCAAGCATGACCAGCCTATTCACAATGATCGGCGTCGTGATGGCCAGCGGTTTCGTCACCATAGCTGTGCTGCTGGTAGTCGCGGCTTACCTTTTGAGGGGCAACGAATGACACTGCAAGAATTGATCATCGACCTGAAGGCGGCCGGCGCCAACGACAACACCGTCAAGCTGGCGATGAATTGCTACCAGATCGGACGCATGGAAGTCGTCTATGCGCACACAAACGAAACGGTGCAGATGGCCATCGCCATAGAGCGTGAGGCGTGCATATCTGACATCAGAATGCACATACCACGATCAGGAAGAGACACCCTTGAATACAAGATGGCCATGCGAATGATCGAACGCATCCGCGCAAGGGGCACAGCATGACATCGCATGAATTTGTACGCGCACAGGCGGTGCTGAAAATGAAAAACAAGGACTTCGAAGGCATCTTTGGCGTCAGTGACCAGACCATCATCAACTGGCGCAAGGGCTACACTAAAGTGCCAGGCGCAGTGGCTTGGGCGATTCGGTCACTGCTGAAGCAGGTCGAAGCTAGGGTATAGTAAACACACAGATCGGCTTCTTGCCGCGCGGCCGATCTGTTTTCTGTCAGCGCGGGAAGGAACTTGCTATGAAATACATTGCCTATGATGGCAATCATTGGCGCGTCGAAAGACTGGAAAAAGCCGCCAAAATTGCAGCCCAAATTCTTGGGCTTTCACTTGATCAGCTTCATTCATTGCTTTGGACGATTGAGGACCGCAAAGGTAGCCTTTGCGTCCAGTGGAAGCATCACCACACGCAGACACAGATGCAAGCGTTCACGACCGCTTGGGATATGTGCAAAGAAGATGGATCGCGTGTCTTCTTTTTCATGGATTACAACGATTTCATGATCGGGGGCGCCGAATGATCGCCCCAACCACCGCAGACTACGCAGCCAGCTACATCAACCAGTTCAAGTTCGCACTGGTCCCGCTGCCACCCAGAACCAAACGCCCGCTGACAGAAAACTGGGGCAACGACGTCATCACAGACGCAGCGCAGGCCCGTGCCTACTATGAAAAGCACCCAGACTGGAACATCGGCGCCGCACTTGGCCCTTCGCGTCTGTGCAGTTTTGACGTGGATGACATCAATGCCACGCGCCAGATCTTTGAGGAATTCGGCTGGGACTTGGACGCATTGCGCGACAACTACCCAACGATTCAAGGATCGCCAGACGGGTTTCGCGTCATGTTTCGCGTGCCTGAAGGCATGGCCCTGCCCTACCATTCACTGACATGGCCAAAGCCAGACGGCCAGACCGGCAACTTCACTGTGTGGGAGATCCGCGCAGCTGTTGAAAAGCAGCGCCAAGACGTTCTGCCACCATCAATTCATCCCGTGACGCAGCAGCCATACATCTGGCTGACACGCCCAAAGCCGGCCGATGGTTTCCCAGAGCCACCAGATTTTCTGCTGAAGATGTGGGAACACTGGGAAGCGCTAAAACCGCAATTCAAGGCCGTGTGCCCATGGACACCAAAGCGCACAGCACCTGCACCACGTCAACCATCGCAGCCACACACAGGCGAAAGCGTGATCGACGCCTACAACGCAGCAAACGACATCGAAGCAATGCTGGCGCGATACGGCTACAAACGCCAAGGCAAGCGCTATCTGTCGCCACACAGCGGCACAGGGCTGCCAGGTGTGATCGTATGGCCAGAGGCCAACAAGTGTTTCATTCACCACGCCAGCGACCCGCTATGCAGCGATGAAAGCGGTCAACCAGTGGGACCGTTCGACCTATTCGCCTATTACGATCACGGTGGCGACATGAAAAAAGCCGCAAAAGACGCAGCAGAGCAGCTTGGCATGAAGCGCCAGGCGCCTTCGCAACAGGTGGCAATTCACCGCGCACCAGCATCAATCATCGACCAGGACACAGGCGAGATCATTGAACCAGCCAACGACAACGCTGTGCTGGACTTAGCCCCGCTGCCTTACGTTGGATCACGCGGAAAGCCTTTGGCCACCATCGAGAACCTGCACGAAATCTGCCAGCGACTGGATGTGACAATCCGCTACGACGTCATCCGTAAGGACGACGAAATAATGATCCCAGGCGTGAACTTCAGCGTGGACAACAAGGCCAACGCAAGCCTGGCATGGCTGTCATCGCAATGCGCCAAGTTCAACTACCCCACCGGCCAGATCGGTGACTTCGTGACGTTTCTGGCCGATCAGAACCTATACAACCCAGCCATCAACTACGTGACCAGCGAACCATGGGATGGCGTCAGCCGCGCTCAAGCGTTCTACAACACAGTCAAAGCCAAGGGCCAAGACCAGACGCTAAAAGAAACCCTGATGAAACGCTGGATGATCAGCGCCATCGCGGCAGCCTTTCGTGCTGATGGCGTGAGCGCACACGGCGTGCTGGTGCTGCAGGGCGACCAATACCTGGGCAAGACCAAGTGGTTCAAGTCATTGGTGCCAGACAGCACACGACTGGCCCAAGACGGCTGGATCTTGCGCCCAGACGACAAGGACAGCGTGAAGCAAGCCTGTTCGTTCTGGCTTGTGGAGCTGGGCGAACTGGATGCCACGTTCCGCAAGTCAGACATCGCCGCGCTTAAATCGTTTCTGACCCGCGACCGCGACGTCCTGCGTCGAGCATACGCAAGGCGCGAATCTGAATATGGACGCCGAACCGTGTTCTTTGCCAGCGTGAACCCCCGCGAGTTTCTGCACGACATCACCGGAAACCGACGCTACTGGACCATTGAGTGCGAACACATCGACCACAGCCACAATCTGAACATGCAGCAGGTCTGGGCTGAGTTCCATCAGATGTATGTGGCCGGCGAAACTTGGTTCCTACAGCCCGATGAAATGGCCAAGCTGAACGAGGCCAACACAGAATTCGAGGTACGCGATCCAATCGAAGACCGACTGATGTCACGACTGGACTGGCAAGCACCAAACGCAATCTGGCGATGGATGACCGTGCTGGACGTGCTGATCGAGGTGGGCATCGAGCGCCCAGAACGCAATCAACTGAACACAGCCGGCCACATCATCAGGAAGCTGAACAACGGTGCAGCCAAGAAAACCCACGGCGTTCGTCGTGTGTTGGTGCCACCCAAGACAGGCGACCAAGATCAACCATTTTGATAAATCGGGGGTCACTTATTTGAACAATGCCAATAGTGACCCCGCCCCATGACCCCCCATCAAACCCGCACTGGCATTGGCTTGCGGCCACTTGGGGTCATATGGGGTCACTATATATATATGAAAGATATAAGAAGGAAATGGCAACACGCGAAAGCACGTACGCACATAGGAAAGTGACGACCCCCATGACCCCCTATGACCCCCGCTGATTAAGTTAGTAGTCACTAACATTCACGGAAAACACATCAGCGCCAATTCCAACCTGGCGCTATCATTCAAACCATGCAGATCACAGTCGAATCCAACATCAAGGCCATACTGCCACAGCTGGAACAGTTCACCAGCAGGCAGGCACCGTTCACCATTGCCAAGGCCCTGACCAACACAGCCATGGCGGTGCGCAAGGAAATGAACACGGCCACGACAACAGCGTTCGATAGGCCCAACCCATTCACACGCAGCGCGTTCGTGTTCCAGAAGGCAGACAAGACCAGCCTGACAGCGTTCGTGTTCGCCAAGGACAAGCAGGCCCGATACCTGAAGTTCGGCGTGCAAGGTGGTGGACGACGCATCAAAGCGTTCGAGAAGCGCATCGATGCAACAACAAACGCTGATGCTGACGCTGGCACAGGCAAGCTGGTGCCCACACGCAACGTGCGCCGCGACAGCTACGGTGGCGTGAGCCTGGCGCAGATCAAGCGCATGACACAGCAAGGCAATGGCAAGTTCTTCATCGGCAAGCCGCAAGGCGCAGGCATGAACGCAGGCCGAGGCTACGGCATCTACGAACGCACCAGCGGTGGCAAGCGCATCAAGGCACTGATGCTGTTCGCAGAGCCGCAAAGCTATCGCAAGCGCTTGGACATGAAGGGCATCGGCATGCGTGTCGTTGGCAAGACCTTCGACACCGAGCTGCGAACAGCGTGGGCCTACGCAATGAAGACAGCCCGATGATGTGTTGTATTCACACCACAAAAAAAACGCGGGTCCTTCCTGAGGGGGGTCCGACGTGGGTCATTCCCCCGCGCGATGAATAGTTAGTGACCACTAACCAACCGAGTTGACCGCTTATACTTTTCAACCATGACAAAAAATTCAACTTCCCCCATATCTTCGATGGCTGAACGCATTAATTTGTGGCCAGTCGAGCGCCTGCAACCCTACGCAAAGAACGCCCGCACGCACAGCGACGAGCAGGTCGACCAGATCGCCGCGTCAATGCGCGAGTTCGGTTTCACCAACCCGATACTGGTGGACAGCAGTGACGGCATCATTGCCGGCCACGGGCGACTGATGGCAGCCAAACGACTGGGACTAAAACAAGTCCCAGTCATCGTTTTGGACCATCTGACCGACGCCCAGCGACGCGCCTACATCCTGGCGGACAACAAGCTGGCGCTGAACGCCGGCTGGGACGAAGGACTGCTGGCACAAGAGCTGGCCGACCTTCAGGACGAAGGCTACGACTTAGCGCTGACCGGCTTCAACGACGACGAGCTGGAAGCCCTGCTCGATGATGCGGCCAACGACAACGACGAAGACGGCGGCACGTTCGATGACGTCGAAGCCGAGCGCGCTGCCGCCTGAGTATGAGCGACGAATCCGTCACCCTGACCGAGTTCGCCAAGCGCAAGGGCGTCAGCGTCGAAGCTGTGAGCAAGGCGGTCAAGGTCGGCCGCCTGTCCAAGTCCGTCACATGGAGCAAGGCCAACAAGCCACGCCTGCTGCCGGACCTGGCCGAGCAAGAGTGGGCAGCAAACACAGACAGCGCCCAGCAGCGCGTGCGCGCCGTCCCACCGCCACGGCCGGAGCCGGAGCCAGAGCAGCCCAGCAATGAGCCGCGCACGGCCACGTTCCAGCAGGCGCGCACGCTGCGCGAGGCTTACATGGCCAGGCTGGCCAAGCTGGAGTTCGAGGAAAAATCCGGCAAGCTGGTCACGGTGGAGAGCGTCAAAAACGAGGCGTTCCGCACGGCGCGCATTGTGCGCGACAACCTGCTCAACATCCCAGACCGCGTGGCCGCGGAGCTGGCCAACGAAACCAACCAGTTCAAGGTCCACCAGCGTCTGACGCAGGAGCTGCGCCGCGCGCTGGAAGACATGAAAATCGAACAATGAACGGCGCAGACGTCTACCGCGAAGCGTTCGCGGCCGGCATGCTGCCGGACCCCGACCACACAGTCAGCACGTGGGCGGACAGCCACCGCATGCTGTCGCAGAAAGCGTCGGCCGAGCCTGGCCACTGGCGCACCGAGCGCACGCCGTACCTGCGCGAGATCATGGACGAGATGTCACCGAGCAGCCCAGCGCAGCGGGTGGTGTTCATGGCCGGCGCCCAGGTCGGCAAGTCCGAAACCGGAAACAACTGGCTGGGGTACGTCATCCACCACGCACCAGGCCCGATGCTGCTGGTGCAGCCAACGGTCGACACGGCCAAGCGTTTCAGCAAGCAGCGACTGGCGCCCATGATTGACGAAAGCCCCGTGCTGAAAGAGCGCATCGCGTCGAACACAAGCAGAGACAGCGGCAACAGCATGATGGCCAAAGAGTTCACCGGTGGCGTGCTGATCATCACCGGCGCCAACAGCGCGGCCGGCCTGCGGTCGATGCCCATCCGATACCTGTTCCTGGACGAGATCGACGCCTACCCGCTGGACGTGGACGGCGAAGGCGACCCGATCCAGCTGGCGGAAAAGCGCACCACCACGTTCGCACGCCGCAAGGTCTACATGTGCAGCACGCCGACCGTCAAAGACGTGTCGCGCATCGAACGCGAATACCTGCGCAGCGACCAGCGAAAGTATTTCGTGGCGTGCCCGCATTGCGACCACAGCCAGTGGCTGCAGTGGAAAAACCTAAAGTGGGACAACGACGACCCGCAGACCGCGGCCTATGCCTGCGAGGACTGCGGCACGTTGATCGAGGAACGCCACAAGGCCGACATGCTGGCCAATGGCGAATGGCGTGCGACTGCACCTGGTGACGGCAAGACGGTGGGTTTTCACCTGTCGTCGCTGTATTCGCCACTGGGTTGGAAGTCGTGGTCAGAGATCGCGGCCGAGTTCATGCAGGCCAAGGGCGACCCGTCGCTGCTGAAAACGTTTGTCAACACGGTGCTGGGCGAGACGTGGGAAGACGACTACAGCGCCAAGCTGGGTGCGGACGATCTGAAAAACCGCGTCGAGTTCTACACACCAGGCGTGGCGCCGGCGCGCACGCTGGCCGTCACCTGTTCGGTCGACGTTCAGGACAACCGGCTGGCGGTGTCGCTGTGGGGCTGGGGCCGCGACGAGGAAGGCTGGATCATCGACCACATGGAGATCTACGGCGACCCGTCGCAGCCGAAGCTGTGGGCGCAGCTGGACGAAGTAGTGCTGAAGCCGGTGGCGCATGAGCTTGCGCAACCCATGAAGATCGCGGCCACGGCCATCGACAGCGGTGGCCACTTCACCAGCGAGGTCTACGCTTACGCCCGCGACCGACGTGCGCACAACGTGTTTGCCATCAAGGGGCAGTCACAACGCGGAAAGCAGCCCATCGGCAAACCCAGCAAGGTCGATCTGAACTGGAAGGGTCGCACCATCAAGTCTGGCGCCGAGGTCTACCCAGTCGGCACGGACACCATCAAGTCGACGGTGTTCGCACGGCTGAAGCTGAACGAACCAGGACCAGGGTATTTTCATTTCCATGCGGAGCTGCCGCGGGACTACTTCGACCAGCTGACCGCTGAAAAACAGATCACGCGATACGTTAAGGGTTTTCCCGTGCGCGAATGGGTCAAGAAGTCGGGCGCGCGCAACGAAGCGCTGGACACTTTGGTCTACGGCTACGCCGCACTGCAGTGGCTTTACACACGTTTCAACCGTCGAACCATCTGGGATCAGTTCGAAAAGTCACTGAATGTCACGCCAAAACAAGAGGCAGAAAAGGCACCCGAACCCCAGAATAGGCGCAGACAGGCTAAAATAGCGCGAAACAACTTTATGACGAGCTGGTAAACCATGAACGTCCCTGCCCTGATCTATGCTGGCGACACTGTAAAGTGGAACGAGCCAGCCACCCCCGACTACAGCAGCACGGCTGGCTGGGCGGCTACGTTCGCACTGCGCCATGCCACAGGCAATGACGCGCTGAACATCACTGGCCAAGCTGACGGCGCTGGCGGGTGGAACTTCACCATCACAGCCACGCAGACCGCGGCGCTGCACGTGAACGGTCATTGGTGGCAGATGGTCGTTACCAAGAATGACGAACGCTACACCATCGGCACCGGCAAGATCGAGACGCAGGCCAACATTCCAGCGTCCGGCAACACATACGACGGCCGCAGCCAGTTCGAAATCGACTTGGACGCCATCCGTGCAGAGATGCGCGCCCGCGTCAGTGGCGGCAGCGTCCAGGAATACAGCATCGGCAACCGTTCGCTGAAGAAGATGCCCATGGCCGACCTGATCGCTTTGGAAACGAAGCTGAAGTCTGACGTGGCACGCGAAACGCGACGCAAGCGCATGGCGCAAGGTTTAGACAGCGGCCGCGCCGTGTATGTACGATTTGGGGGCAAATAATGGGAATTCGTGACTGGTTCAAAGGCAAGCCCAAGGCTGTCCCGCGTCGTCGTTCATTCGATGGCGCCATGCACAATCGTCTGGTGTCGGACTGGATCACCACCAGCAACAGCATGGACGCAGAGATCCGCAAGGACCTGAAGAAACTGCGCGAACGCGCCCGCGACCTAGCACGCAACAACGACTACGCCAAAAACGCGCTGCGCGTCATCACCAACAACGTGGTGGGCCAAGGCATCACCATGCAGGCGGCCGTCAAGATGCGCCGCGGCAACAAGATGGACGACGCGACCAACACGGCCATCGAAACCGCATGGGCAAACTGGAAACGCAAGGACAACTGCCACACTGGCGGCACCCTGTCGTTTGCTGACATCGAGCGCCAAGTCATGCACGCCATCGCTGAATCTGGCGAAGTGTTCGTGCGCAAGGTCAACTACACGTTCGGCAAGTCAAAGATCCCGATGGCGCTTGAAGTCATCGAAGCCGACCTGCTGGACGAAAACCTGAACGAGATGGCCCGCAACGGCAACGAAATCCGCATGGGCATCGAGCGCAACACATGGGGCCGCCCTGTGGCGTACCATTTCAAGCGCAATCACCCTGGCGACTACCCGTTCGGCGCCGGCGCCGTGGACAACACCACCAAGCGCATCCCAGCTGACGAGGTCATCCACCTATACAAGCAGGACCGCCCAGGTCAGACCCGCGGCGTGCCATGGCTGGCCAGCGCCATCATGCGCCTGCACCATCTTGGCGGCTACACCGAAGCCGAAGTCATCGCGGCCCGCGCAGAAGCCTGCCGCATGGGTTTCATCACATCGCCAGAGGAAGACGCGCTGCAAGACGGCACGGCCGACGACAAGGCTGTGACCAACTTCGAACCAGGCAAGATCGAGCGCCTGGCGCCTGGTGAGCAATACACCGAGAGCAAACCCAACCGACCTGGTGGCCAGTTCGAACCGTTCGTGCGCGCCATGCTGCGTTCGATGGCAGCCGGCATTGGCGTGAGCTACGCCACCCTGTCCCGCGACTACAGCGACAGCAACTACAGCAGCAGCCGCCTGGCCTTGCTGGACGACCGCGACAACTGGCGCGTGCTGCAGTCCTGGCTGATCGAGAATTTCCACAAACCGGTCTTCGAACAGTGGTTGGAACTTGCAGAGCTGTCGGGCGAACTGAGCCTGCCAGGCTATAACCTGAACCCAGAACCCTACCGTGCAGTGCGCTGGATCCCACGCGGCTGGCAATGGGTCGATCCCGTCAAAGAGATCACCGCCTACAAAGAGGCCGTGCGCTGTGGTTTTACCACGCAGGCCGACGTCATCGCCCAAGGTGGCGGCGACATCGAAGACGTGTTCCAGCAGCGCCAGCGCGAACTGGAAATGGCAGCAGACATGGATCTGGTGTTCGACACGGACCCTGGATCTGTGGCCGGCAACGGTTCGGCCCAGGCTGACGCAGCTGCGCCGACAGATCCTGCACCAGCTGACCCTGAAGCACGCGAAATGCAGCCGCAGATCATCAACCTGAACCCAGCGTTCGAAATCAAGTCGGCACCGCCCGTCGAATTCAGCGTCAAGCTGGAACAGGAGCGCAGCCAGGTGAAACGCACCGTCCGCCTGATCCGTGACGAAAATGGCGCCGTGACCGGTGCAGAGACTACCGAGGAATAACCCATGGCCATCACGACTGCGATCTGCAACAGCTACAAAAAAGAGATCTTGGAAGGCGTCCACGCAGCCGGCGACACATACAAGCTGGCGCTGTTCACGTCTGCCGCATCGCTGGGCGCTGACACCACCGCCTACGGCACGACCAACGAAGCCAGCGGCACCGGCTACACCGCCGGCGGTGCCACATTGGCTGACCTGGTCACCGGACTGTCTGGCGGCACGGCCTACCTGACGTTCACAGATCCAGCCTGGGCCAATGCCACCATCACAGCCCGCGGCTGCCTGATCTACAACGCCAGCAAGTCCAACAAGGCCGTGGCTGCGTTCGACTTCGGTGGCGACGTGTCCAGCACGAACGGCACGTTCACTGTGGACCTTCCAGCAGCTGGCGCATCCAGCCTGATCCGTATCGCCTGACATGCTGTTCGATGACTGGACGGACCTGGATGCCGTCGTCAGCTTCGACGTCATCGACGGCGCATCGGCAAGCGCAACAGCCGGCAGCGTTTCAGCCCGCGGCACTGCATCGGCCGCAGCCACCGGCACAGCATCAACAGCCACGGCCGGTGACGCCACCGCGTTCGGCACCGTAGACATCCCAGGCACGGCCAGCGTCGTCGGTGCTGGCGCCACATCCGCAGCCGGCGACATCACGGCCGCGGCCGACGCACTGGCCACCACCGCAGGCGCACAGGCATCGGCAACATCGGGCAGCGTTGCAGCCACCGGCGAAGGCGAACCCGTTGCACCACCGGCAGCCGGCCGGCCCATACGCCCGCAGGACTACAACCCACCGTTCGAACGCGTGGACGCCGTGGCCAAGGTCAAGCCGGCCAGCATGCGCACCAAACTTGGCGTGGTCAGAGCTGACGGGACCATCAGCGTGGTGGCCGGCATTGGCACTGCCGGCGCGACCGCATCGGCAGGCGTCACGGCGGCCAGCGGCATCCTGAACCCCACCGACGACGAACTGATGCTGCTGCTACTAGCTGCCTAGTTCACAATTTTTCATTGAATAATTGTTTGCGATACAATCGCAGCAGCACACAATCCAGCTTTCTGGGGAAACTATGCAAGACACCGAAAAGCGGTTCCAACTGCCGCAGCTAACGCGGGCAATCCAACAGGTCGAAGAAGTCAAAGTCTTCGCCGAAGAACGCATTATTGAATTCCCGTTTTCAAGCGAGGAACCTGTCGAACGCTATTTCGGCATGGAAGTTCTGAGCCACAAAACTGGCGCAGCTGACCTGGGCCGTTTGAACAACGCAGCGCCCTTGCTGTTCAACCACGACATGGACGAGATCCGTGGCGTCGTCGAAAAAGCATGGCTGCAAGACGGTCGCGGCTGGTGCCGTGTCCGCTTCGCCAAGACCGAAGATTCAGAGGAAGCGTTGGGCATGGTGCAAGACGGCATCCTGCGCAACGTGTCATTCGGCTACCGCATCAGCGAGATGGTCGAATCCATCAAGGATGGCGTGTCCACATTTACGGCGACCAAGTGGGAACCGTACGAAGTATCGCTGGTCACAGTGCCGGCCGACCCCACCGTGGGTATCGGTCGTTCTGTGACCGACGATGAGCGCGATGTCGTTGTGCATCGCATTTCTGAGGAATCCGCACAGCCTGCGGACGTTACCATCGAGGAACCAACCATGACCGAGCAAACCACACCCGCTGTGGACGTGCAGGTGGTCGCTACGCAGGCTGCTGAAGCCGAACGCGCCCGCATTGCAAACATCAGCGCACTTGGTGAGCGTTTCAACGCTTCCGAGTTGAGCCGCAAACTTATCAATGAGGGCAAGTCCATGGACGAAGCCCGCGCAATTTTCTTAGAGGAAATCAAAGTGGACCAAAAACCAGTCACCGGCAAAGAAGCCGACATCGGCCTGAGCGACAAAGAAGTTCGCCAGTTCTCATTCCTGCGCGCCATGAACGCGTTGGCTAACCCTGGCGACAAAGCCGCATGGGCAGCTGCAGCATTCGAACGCGAAGTGTCTGACGCTGGCGCCAAGGCTGCCGGCAAAGCATCACGCGGCATCTTCGTGCCAGGCGAGATCTTGCGCGCCAACAAGCGTGACCTGACCGTGGGCACCAGCAACGCTGGCGGCTACACCGTGGCCACCGACTTGATGGCTGAGAGCTTCATCGACATGTTGCGCAACCGCGCTGTGGCAATCCGCGCTGGCGCTACCGTGATGAACGGTTTGTCTGGCAACGTCGCCATCCCCAAGCAGTCTGCTGCTGCAACAGCCTACTGGGTCGCTGAATCTGGCGCACCGACAGAGAGCCAACAGACTTTGGCCCAAGTCACCTTGTCGCCAAAGACAGTGGGTGCCTTTACCGACTTCAGCCGCCGCTTGATCTTGCAGTCCAGCGTGGACGTCGAGAACATGGTTCGCCGCGACTTGTCATCCGTGTTGGCCTTGGCCATCGACACTGCTGCCCTGTACGGCACAGGTTCGAACAACCAGCCTACCGGCTTGAAGAACATCAGCGGCATCAACACCAAGGACTTCGCAGCAACGAACCCCACGTTCGCTGAAGTCGTTGGCATCGAAACCGAAGTGGCAACCGACAACGCTGACATCGGCAGCTTGGCCTACTTGGTGAACCCAGCACAGCGCGGCGCTTTCAAGACAACTGAAAAAGCAAGCAGCACTGGCCAGTTCATCTGGGAACCAGGCAACACCGTGAACGGCTACCGCACCGAAGTGTCCAACCAAGTGACCGCCGGCGACGTGTGGTTCGGTAACTGGGCCGATTTGATGATCGGTTTCTGGTCTGGTTTGGACTTGATGGTCGACCCATACGCTGGCGCCACAAGCGGCACCGTGCGCGTCATCGCCTTGCAAGACTGCGACATCGCTGTCCGCAACGCAGTGTCGTTCTGCTACGGCAACGCAAGCATCGCCTAATAGGTGACAATAAGGGGCCGGAGAAATCCGGCCCTTTTCCAATCTACTGACGAAAGCGATTTCACATGCAAGTTTTAATCACCCGCACAACAGTGGCCAACAAACAGTTCGTCCGCGAAGGTTCCACCGTGGATCTGGACGACAACGAAGCCAAGCAGCTGATCGCCTTGGGCAAGGCTGTGGCTGTTGGCGGTGACGAACCTGCATCTGAAACCGCTGTCGAAGCTGAAGCCGCCGAAGGCGACGAGCTGACCACAGAGAACGCAGAAGCCGTCGTGGCCACTGCAGCGCCAAAGGGCAAGCGCCGTGGCGCTAAGTGAGAACCTGGACGCGTTCCTGGCTGACTTCGGTGTAGCAGTCACCGACGGCACGACCGCGACCACTGGCGTTCTGGACATGCCCAGCGAGGTCATCGCTGGCGGCATGGTCATCACGACCGACTACGCGCTGACGATCAAGTCGAGCGTTTACCCCAACCTGAAATATGCCGACAGCCTGACCGTCGACGGCGCCGCGTTTACCGTGCGCGAAGTCCGCGCCCAGGACGACGGCAAATTCAGCATCGTCTACCTGTCGAAAGTCTGACCATGGCCAGCAAGCGCGAAACCATCCTGGCACGTGTTGTGGCCGCATTGGCCGGCACCACTGGCGTCAGCACCCGCATCTACCGCAGCCGCGTCGAGCCATTGGCCCGCGGAGAGGCGCCGGCCATCGTGGTCGAGCCTGTCAGCGACCAGGCCGTGCAGGACACGGTGGGAACGCTGCAGTGGACGCTGACGTTCCGCGTGTCCGTCATCGTGCGTGGCGCTGTTACTGACCAGCTGGCGGACCCTGCCATGCTGGACGTCCACAGCAAGCTGATGGCCGACGACACGCTGGATGGCTTGGTCATTCTGCTGCTGCCCAGCACCGTTTCATTCGAAACCATCGAGGCCGATCAGCCCGCTGGTGTCGTGTCCGCAGAATTCACAGCGCAGTACAGAACAGCGCTTAATTCCCTGAGTTAAAATCCGAACACATCACGCGAGGTCTTCACCATGTCACTTCTCACCCGCAAACGCACAATTCTGGCCAAGCTGGAATCCACCTACGGCACGGACCCGACACCCACAGGTTCGGCCAATGCCATCCTGGTGCGCAATTTGTCGATCACCCCATTGAATGCTGAGAACGTCAGCCGCGATCTGGTGCGCCCTTACCTTGGCGCATCTGAACAGCTGATCGCATCAGCCTATGTCGGCGTCGAATTCGAAGTCGAAATGGCGGGTTCAGGCACGGCCGGCACAGCGCCCGCATACGGCCCGCTGTTGCAGGCTTGCGGCATGACCGAGACTGACGGCGCGTCTGACGTGACCTACACACCGAAGTCGGCATCGTTCGCGTCTGTCACCATGTACTACAACGTGGACGGCGTGCTGCACAAAGTCACCGGCGCCCGCGGCAACGTGGAACTGGTCATCAACGCACGCCAGATCCCCGTGTTCAAATTCACGTTTACCGGCCTTTACAACGCACCAAGCGACGCATCTGCACCGTCTGTGACCTACACAGCGTTCCAGACGCCTGTGGCCGCCAACAGCGACAACACCACCGACTTTGAGCTGTTCACGTTCGGCGCCGCGTTGGAATCTTTGAACATCAATTTCAACAACGCCATCCAGTACCGTTCATTGATCGGCGCTGAAGACGTGCTGATGACTGACCGCCAGATGTCTGGCCAGGTCGTGTTCGAAGCGCCAACGATCACAGCCAAAGACTTTTTCAGTCTGGCGCTGGGCAGCACACTGGGCAATTTGGACATCACCCATGGCACGGCCGCTGGCAACATTGTCCAGATCACATCGAGCCGCGTGGACGTGTCGAACCCAAGCTATCAGGACCAGAACGGCATCCAGATGCTGCAGGTCCCGCTGACGTTCGTGCCAAGCACCAGCGGAAACGACGAAATCAGCATCGTGGTCAAATAAACCACCCTGCCCCAACCCTAGCCCGCTACCCAGCGGGCTTTCCTATTGAAAGGTCCGAAATGTTCAAGATCAGCAAAGTCACCGACTACAAATGGCCAGTCGCGGTTCACTTCCCAGTGGACGGCGGCCGCACCGAAAAATCCACCTTCGACTGCACATTCAAGCGCCTGTCGCAAACACGCATTCAAGAGATCCGGACAGCCATTGAGAAAAGCGAGATCACCGACGTGGAGCTGGCCCGCGAAGTGATGCTGGACTGGTCTGGCGTCAGCAATGAAGACGGCGACGTGCAGTTCAGCGAGAGCGCCCGCGACGAGATGCTGGACATCCCCATGGTGGCCAGCGCTGTCGTCATGGCGCTGTTCGAAAGCATCAGCGGAGCCAAGCGAAAAAACTGATGGACGCCGCCCAGCATTGGGCACGGGGCGGCGTGAAAGATGAAACGGCCAGCGACCTGGCCGCGTTCGGTGCGCCCGTCGAGATGATCCAGAGCATCGACACGTCAAAAGACGATTTCGAGGTTTGGGAAGACAACATGGACGCGATGGTCATGTTCCTGAAGCTGCAGACGCAGTGGGTCGTCATTGAAGGCGGTTTCATCGGTCTGAATTACCAGAGCGTCCAGTTTCTATTTACAATCGGGGCAGTGGCCAACCAGGCCGAAATGATGGACGACCTGCAGGCCATGGAGATGGCGGCGCTGCAGGTACTGAACAAACGCAAGGACTGACCCATGGACATGAATGTCGCGCTGAAGATTTCCGCTGGCGTCACAGGCCAGCAGGCTGTCGACCAGCTGCGGACCACCATGGACCGCTTGGATGGAACCGTCAGCAGGGTCAAAGGTGCATTTATTGCCTTGGGTGGCGCCGCAGTCCTGACGGGCTTCGTGGGCGTCATCAAGGGCGCGATCGACACCGCCGACAAGCTGAACGACATGCGCCAAAAGACCGGCATTGCCGTCGAAGAATTGGACGCGCTTGGCCTAGCTGCGCAGATGAATGGCACAACCCTGGACGCTGTTTCTGGCGCCTTGGGCAAGCTGGCCAAAAACATGTCAGAGGCAGCCGGTGGCAGCCGCGAGGCATCGGCCACTTTTTCCCAGTTCGGCATCAGCGCGCAGGAATTGCGATCCGGCAGCATCACAACGACAGACGCATTGGCCAAGATCGCGGACAAGATTTCAGCCATGCCCGACGGCTGGGAAAAGGCCGCAGCTGCCCAGCGCGTGTTCGGCAAGAGCGCGGCCGAGATCATCCCATTGCTGAACGCTGGTGGTGACGCCATCCGTGACGCCGGCGCCGAGCTGGACCGACTGGGTGGCCGCTTCACTGGCGCGATGGCGTCAGCTGCCGACGAGTTCAACGACAACCTGACCAAGATCAATCGTTCCGTGTCCATGCTTGGTATGAACATGGCCAACGAGCTGCTGCCGCAACTGAATTTCCTAGCCGAAACGCTACTGAAAGCAAGCGGTTCGGGTGGAATGTTCGACATGTTTATGAAGGGCCTGCGCACGGCGTTCGAAACCATCGTCGTGCTGGCCGCGAACGTCGGCTATGTGCTGGTGCAGATCAAAAACGAAATGGTCGGCATTGTCCAACAGATGGGCGCACTGGCCAAACTGGATTTCAAAGGCTTTAGCGAGATCGGCGCAAGAATGCGCGCTGAAGCTGCGGCAGCCCGCAAGGAAATCGACGCATTCAGCGAACAGATGATCAACGGTGGCCGTGCGTCAGCTGGCGGCGGTCGCGGCTTCGTGAACCCAGCGTTGGTGTCACCAGCGACGAAACCTGTCGGCGGCTTCGACTTTGGCGCCGGCAAGGAAACCGAATTCGACAAGCTGAAAAAGTCGCTGGAAGAACAGCTGGCCAAAACCGGAGAGCTGACCAAGGCCGAAGAACTGCTGCGCACGTTGCAGAACGAGCGCTACAAGGACGTGAGCAAAGGCCAGCGACAACAGCTTGAGAACATCGCCAAGCAGATCGACGGCGCCCAGACGCTGCAGAAGATCCAGGAGCTGGCACGCAAAGAAGCCGGCGCCATCGAAATGCTGCGCCTAGAAGGTGAGCAGGTCAACATGACCGCCCGCGAATACGAAAAGCTGGTGGCCGTCCGACAGCACGAACTGGAAGTGGCCGAAGCCACCAAGAAAATGAGCGCAGAAGACGCAGCACGCTACCGCGAAGCCGCTGACGGTCTGTTCAAGATGAAAGAAGGCATTAAGCAGGTCAACTACGAACAGTCGCGCACATTCGAATCCGGCGCCAAACGCGCATTTAACACCTACATCGACCAGATCCAGGACGTGGCACGGTCGACCGAGGCGGCATTCAGCAACGCGTTCCGAGGCATGGAAGACGCGCTGGTCAACTTCGTGATGACCGGCAAACTGAACTTCAAAGACCTGGCCAGCAGCATCCTGCAAGACATGGCCCGCATGCTGATTCAGCAGCAGATCATGGCGCCACTGATGGCCGCAGCCAAAGCCGGTTTCGGGTTCGCTGATGGCGGCGTGATGACTTCAGGCGGCCCGCTGCCATTGAAGACATATTCCAACGGCGGCGTGGCCACCAGCCCGCAGCTGGCGCTGTTCGGTGAAGGCCGAATGAACGAAGCCTACGTGCCGCTGCCAGACGGCCGCAGCATCCCTGTGACGATGAAGGGCGCAGGCGGCGCGTCGAGCGTCAACAACGTGACCGTGAACGTCAGCGTCGAAAACGGCGGCGAACAGGTTAAAGGCGACCAAGGCGCAGACAACCTGGGCCGCGTCATTGCGAACGTGGTCAAGACCGAACTGATCAACCAAAAACGCCCAGGCGGGCTGCTGGCATAAGACATGACCACATTCACCTACACACCCGACTTCGGCGCCCAGGCGGCCTACAAACCACGCGTGCGCGTCACGGCATTTGGCGACGGCTACGAACAGCGCGTCGCCGACGGTATCAACGTGAACGCCCAGGTGTGGAACTTGCAGTTCAACAACAGGACCAACACCGAGGCTGGCGAAATCGTGACGTTTCTGGCGGCGCGCAACGCGGTCGAGGCGTTCGACTGGACGCCACCAAACGAAAGCACCGCGATCAAGGTGGTGTGCCGCGAGTGGACCAAGACGGTCGCCCGCGCAAACCTGAACAACGTGTCGGCGTCATTCCAGCAGGTGTTTGAGCCATGACCGTTGCAGCCATCACCACCGAGATCCAAAAACTGGAACCGTCGGCCATCATCGAGCTGTTCGAGATGGACGCCACATCTTTCGGTGGCGACCTGCTGCGTTTCCATGCCGGCACGAATGGGCTGTCAGCGAACGTCGTGTGGCAGGGCAACACGTACACGGCTTACCCCATCAAGGCGGCCGGCTTCGACTTCACCGGCAACGGCCAGCTGCCACGCCCGAAGCTGACCGTGTCCAACACCACCGGCGCCATCACGCTGCTGGTGCTGACATACGACGACCTGCTGGGCGCAAAGATCACCCGCAAGCGCACGATGGTGAAATATCTGGACGCCGTGAACTTTCCAGGCAGCACAAACCCTGACGCCGACGACACCGCAGAATTCCCAGACGACGTGTTTTTCATCGACCGCAAGGCGACAGAGACACGCGACATGGTGGAATTCGAGCTGGCCGCGACGTTTGACGTCGCCGGCGTGCTGCTGCCGCACCGACAGATCATCCAGAACGTGTGCGTGTGGCGCTACAAAGGCACCGAGTGCGGCTACAGCGGCACCAACTACTTCAACGCCAACGACGAGAGCGTTGGCAGTTCAGGGCTGGACGTCTGCGGCAAGCGCTTGACCAGCTGCAAACTGCGGTTTGGCCAAAACGAGCCGCTGCCGTTCGGTTCATTCCCAAGCGCCGGCCTGGTCCGATGAATGAGCACACCAAGGCGGACATCATCCTGCATGCGCGTGAGCAATACCCACGCGAGGCTTGCGGGCTGCTGATCGTCTGGCAAGGCAAGGAACGCTACAAGCGGTGCCGCAACCTGGCGGTGGGCACCGATCAGTTCGTGATGCACCCGCAGGACTACGCCGAAGCCGAGCTGGCCGGCGACATCATTGCCGTGATCCACAGCCACCCAGATCTGCCGGCAGACCCGTCGCAGTCTGATCGTGTGGCATGCGAGGCCAGCGGCCTGCCGTGGCACATCGTGTCGCTGCCTGACGAGCGCTGGGCCTACATGGAGCCGACAGGCTACCAGGCGCCACTGGTCGGCCGCGAGTGGTCGCACGGCGTGCTGGACTGCTATTCGATCATCCGTGACTGGTATCAGCAGGAACACGGCATCGCCCTGCCTGACTTCGGACGTCACGACGAATGGTGGCTGCGCGGCGAGAACCTTTACGCGGAGAATTTCGCCACGGCTGGGTTCAGCCAAGTGGCGGCGGACAAGCTGCAGCCTGGCGACGTCATCCTAATGCGGATTTTTAGCCCAGTGCCGAACCACGGCGCGGTGTACTTGGGGGATAATCAGATCATCCATCACGTACAGAACCGGTTGTCATGCCGCGAGGCTTACGGAATTTTCTGGCGCAACCGAACAACGCACATTCTGAGACATGAAAACAATCATTCTGCTGGGTGAACTTGGCAAGCGCTACGGACGCAATCACCGGCTGGACGTGAAGTCGGCAGCCGAGGCCGTGCGCGCGCTGTGCGCCAACTTCAAGGACTTCGCCGGCTTCGTGTCGTCATCGAGTGAACGCAACGTCGGCTACCGCGTCATCAACGTGCGCGAAGCCATCGGCGCAGACCAGCTGCACAACCCAGCTGGCAAGACCATCACCATCGCGCCCGTCATTGCTGGCGCAGGCGGTGGCGGCGGCTTGGTCAACATCATCATCGGCGCCACACTGATCGCCGCATCCGTTTTGCTGCCAGCAGGGCCATGGACGCAGCCACTGATGACCGTCGGCATTGCTATGGCCATCGGCGGAGCTGCGCAGCTGTTGTCGCCTGTTCCAAAGACGCCAGGCGGACAAGGCGACGACGTCAAGCAGTCATACGTGTTCAGCGGAGCCGTCAACACAACCAGCCAAGGGCAGCCCGTGCCGTTCGGCTACGGCCGCATGATTGTCGGCAGCGCCGTCATCAGTGCAGGCATATCTGCAGAGGACATTTAAATGAGCTGGTTCGATGGTGATTTAGTTTTAGAATTATTGACCGATACGCTGAAAAGCGGTGAGCTTCGTTCGCGCGCCTACGCCAACATCACCGACCTAGTGTCCGAAGGCGAGATCGAAGGTTTGGTAGACGGCGCACGTTCGATCTACCTGAACGGCACACCGCTGCAAAACCCAGACGGAAGCTACAACTTCACCGGCCTGTCCGTCCAAGCGCGACCAGGGACAAACGAACAGACTTACATCGCCGGCACGCCTGGCGTCGAATCCGAAAACAGCGTCAACACAGAGTTTACGAACGCCACATCGGTCACGCGCACGATCAGCAACCAAGACGTGGACGCGGTGCGTCTAACTTTGAGCGTGCAGGCGCTGTTCAAACAAAAAGACAACGGCGACGTGGTTGGCGAATCCGTCAACTTCGCCGTGGATCTGCAGAGCAACGGCGGCGGCTACAACGAAGTTCTGAACGCCTATTTCACAGGCAAGGCCACAAGCAAGTACCAACGCAGCTACCGCATCGAGCTGACAGGCGACGGCCCGTGGGACATCCGTGTGCGCCGCATCACCGCGGACAACACAGACCTGAAGATCCAAAACAAGACGTTCTGGGACAGCTACACCGAGATCATCGACACCAAACTGCGTTACCCAAAAAGCGCCATTGCGCACATCAAGTTCAACGCAGAATCGTTCGATGGCATCCCCACCCGTGGCTATGACATGAAGCTGCTAAAGGTGAAGGTGCCAAGCAACTACAACCCAGAAACCCGCGCCTACACAGGCAGCTGGGACGGCACGTTCACGACCGCGTGGACCGATAACCCAGCATGGTGTTTCTACGACTTGGTGACCAGTGCACGATACGGCATTGGCGGCTACATCGACGCAACCCAGGTCGACAAGTGGGCGCTGTATTCCATCAGCCAATATTGCGACGAGCTGGTGCCCGACGGTTTTGGCGGAACCGAGCCGCGTTTCACCTGCAACATGTACCTGCAGTCGCGCACCGAAGCCTACAAGGTCATTCAGGATCTGGCGTCGTGTTTCCGTTCGATGGTCTATTGGGCATCCGGAAGCCTAACGCTGGCCCAGGACGCACCAAGCGACCCAGTCGCGCTATACACCCAAGCCAACGTGCTGGAAGGCAAGTTCAGCTACACCGGCAGCAGCGCCAAGTCGCGCCACACCGTCGCACTGGTGACGTGGAACGACCCAGCCGACATGTACGCGCAAAAAATCGAGTACGTCGAAGACCAGGAAGCCATCGCACGGTTCGGCGTTATCCCAACCGAAGTGGTTGCCGTGGGCTGCACAAGCCGTGGCCAGGCCAATCGCGTCGGCCGTTGGCTGCTGTTTTCTGAGCGTCACCAGTCCGAAGTGGTTTCGTTCGCCACCGGCATCGAGGGCGCAGTCGCACGACCTGGCCAAGTCATCAAGGTGGCAGACGCATCACGAGCCGGCGCCCGTCATGGCGGCCGCGTTCACAGCGCAACCACCACCGCGGTGACGCTGGACGCATCCGTCAGCTTGGGCGCGTCCAGCTGGACTATGTACGTCATGCTGCCAGACGGCACGGTCGAGACACGCGCAGTAAGTAGCGCGACCGGCGCCGTGGTCACTCTGGCCACAGCCCTGTCGGCCGCACCGCAGCCAGGCGCCCAGTGGATCATGTCCACCAGCACCGCAGAGGCGCAGACGTTCCGCGTGCTGTCTGTGTCGGAGCAGGACAACGGGGTCATCGAAATTTCAGCTCTGAAGCACGACCCAGACAAATACGACGCCGTGGAAAACGGGCTGGTGCTGCAGCCACGCGACATCACCACGCTGAACGACCCACCAGACACACCCACGAACGGAAGCGTCAGCGAGTACCTGTACGCCACACTGACCGACGTGCGCGTCGGCGCAACCATCACATGGTCGCAGGCGAATCTGGCTGCCACCTACTTGGTGAGCTACCGCATCAACAACGACAACCCTGTCGAGGTGACCACACAGAGCAATGCGCTGGAACTGATCAACACAGCCACCGGCGACTATGAAATCACGGTGCGCGCAGTCAGTGCCCGCGGCGTCAAATCGCAGCCGTACACGTTCGTTGCCAGCGTGCTTGGCAAGACAGCACGCCCTGCAGACATCGCCGGCCTACAAATGACCGTACAGGCTGACACAGGCATCCTGCAGTGGGAAAGCCACGCGGATCTGGACGTGCGCATCGGCGGCCAGATTTCGGTGCGATACAGTGAGGAACTGGACGGTGCGCAGTGGAACACGTCGCTGCCCATTGGCGACTTCCCAGGTTCAGCAACCAGCGCAAGCGTGCCGCTGCGTGCCGGCACTTACTTGGCCAAAGCCAAAGACAGCACCGGCCAAATGAGCCAGAACGCCGCGCTGATCGTCACCGACGCGCCCAACATTTTGCAGTTCAACGCCGTGGCATCGTCCACACAGGACCCGACGTTCGCCGGCGCAAAAACCGATCTGGTGCTGCTGAACGACCGCCTAGTGCTGGACCAGGCCGAGTACATGGACGACATCGAGGACTGGGACGAATACAACAATCTGGAAGGCGGACTGGTCACGTCAGGCGAATACGAGTTCGACACCTATGTCGACACCGGCGCGGTCTACACCAGCCGCGTGTCAGCCACATTCAGCGTGCTGTCCTACAACATCGCCAACATGGTGGACGAATGGGGCCTGATCGACAGCTTGGGGCTGGTGGACGACGGCGCTATGGCCACGGACTACGTGGACACCTGGACCGACTGGGACGCCATCGTCAACTTCGACCTTCCCAACACGACAGACGATTCGTCGCTGCAGGTGTTCATCAGCACCACCAACGACAACCCAGCGGATACGCCAACATGGTCGGCCTGGCGCGTGTTCTACGTGGGCGACTACACGGCGCGCGCGTTCAAATTCAAGGTGAAGCTGATCAGAGGCGAAGACGACAACAACCAGGTGGCACTGGCCACGCTGGGCGTTACCGTCGACGTGCCAGACCGTGTCGAGAGCGCGAACAACGTGTCGGTGCCATCCGGTGGTATCACGGTCACGTTTGCGAATGCGTTTTTCGATGTGCCAGCCACAGCCATCACGGCAGAGAACATGGCCACCGGCGACTTCGCGCAAATTACCGCGAAAACTTCCGCAGGGTTTACAATCCAGTTCAAGAATAGCGCAGGAACCGGCGTGGCCCGCACCATGGACTGGATCGCCAAGGGTTACGGTTACAGGAACTAAGGACGAAGAATGAGCCAACACGACTACAACATAGCAAACGGCGGCGGTGCTGCTGTTCGCGCAGACATAAATGCCGCATTGCTGGCGATCCTTTCGCAGAACAGTGGGGCGACTGCGCCGACGACCACCAAGCCGTTCATGTTCTGGTACGACAGCGCAAATACAGTTTTGAAAATGCGTAACCCAGCTGATAATGGATGGCTTACCGTTACAGACACATCAGGTGCGCTTTTAGCGGCAGTCGCTGACGCTGCTGTCACTACAGCAAAAGTCGCTGACGCTGCTGTCACTACAGCAAAAGTCGCTGACGCTGCTGTCACTACAGCAAAAGTCGCTGACGCTGCTGTCACTACAGCA